CTTGCCTACTAGTACTAAAGCAAACTATGGCGGGAGGATTAATGCAATTGGTGGCCTATGGTGCCCAGGATGTGTACTTGACCGGAAGCCCTAAGGTGACTTTCTTTCAGGCGGTGTATAAGCGCCACACCAACTTCGCGATGGAGACCATCGAGCAGGTTGTTAACGGTACGGCGGCGAACAACGCCCGTCTGTCCGTGACGGTTGCCCGCAACGGTGATCTCATCGGTGAGATGTACCTCGAGATGATCTCGGCGGTTACCACTTACGTCTCGAATGACAGCACGGCGACCGCTGAGTGGCTTGCCGAGCGTGCCATCGCTGATATCGAGCTTACCATTGGTGGTCAGCGCATCGATAAGCACTACCAGAAGTGGTGGCGTCTGTATTCCGAGCTTTACCTCGATGAGGCGAAGCGCGTGCAGTACGGTAAGATGACCTCCGCGTCTCTTGACACCGGCAAGGTGTACCTGCCCCTGATCTTCTTCTTCAACAGGAACCCGGGTCTCTACCTGCCCCTCATTGCTCTCCAGTACCACGAGGTCCGCCTCGACATCACCCTGAGCGCCGTGTTCGCGGACTACCTGTCCACCTCCGGCTTCAAGGTGTGGGGTAACTACGTCTACCTCGATACCGAGGAGCGCCGCCGGTTCGCCCAGAAGGGCCACGAGTACCTGATCGAGCAGGTGCAGCACACCGGTGTGGACACCGTGACCGCCGCCGGGACCAAGCAGGTGCGTCTGTCCTACAACCACCCCGTCAAGGAGCTTGTCTGGTGCTTCTCCGACTCCGGGACCAGCGCCAGCGACAACGACATGTGGGATACCACTTCCAACATTGGTCTTACCGAGGTTGCCACCATCCCCGTGTCCACAAACCTTTCCAACTGTTACATCTCCCCCAACGTGCTCGGGGCCCCTCTGGTTCTCCAGAACGGTGTCGACTCCAACGCGTGGGTTGAGGAGGGTGCCGTGGGTGCCACCACCTCCGTCGGTCCTCTGTCGACTTTCAAGCTGATCCTCAACGGTCAGGACCGGTTCAAGGAGCAGACCGGGAAGTACTTCAACCAGGTGCAGCCCTTCTACCACCACAGCGGGAACCCGTACCCGGGTATCTACTCGTACTCTTTCGCGCTCAAGCCCGAGGAGCACCAGCCCACTGGTACCTGCAACTTCTCGCGCATTGATAACGCGCAGGTCGAGGTTGTGCAGAAGGCCAACACCAGCCGTACCACCAACATGCACATGTTCGCTGTGAACTACAACGTGCTCCGCATCCAGTCGGGCATGGGTGGTCTCGCCTTCAGCAACTAAGTTAACTAACTAATATACTCATTTGACGGGAACTAAAAACTTTCCGCATAATGAATATATGGGTGTTGCAGTCAATCATAATGTCGATTTTGAAAACACTGGGTTCACGATAAATGCTACATGGGCATCAACTGGGGGTAATGTAATTAAGATGTCTAAGTACTCGACCGGAACTACTGAAGGAGGTGAACCTATTTACAAATATACTATTTCATGTGATTTTGAATATTGGGTCGATGAAGCCGCCAGAAATAATGGAAAGTCGTCATTGACTTCGCGCAAAGTTTATATTGAATATGATCAGGTTCCCACAGGAAATCTTTACGAACTCCTTTATGCAAAGTTTAACGGTTCAACGTGATCAATCTTTACGCCTCGTTCGCATGTTTCAATAATCGCGACATAGATGAAATAACCATGAAATGTTAAAAAACCAGTAATTAATATTACAGCGATGACTATTTCCATCTAAGAGTATTAAAGATTTAACTCTCTAGCCAATCAGAGATGAGTTTCGATCATATCACAGACAAGTATTCACGTGCCTTGTTACTGGACGTCTATCAGGCGATGTTCAAGGCCAATTTATGGGACGACCTTATTGCACATGGTGACGAGACAGGGTTTCAGTATACAGATGTTGCGAAACCTCTACTTAATCACATGAAACTTCTGGATCTACATTCGGGAAGTTCCATGGCGTGGGCGATGTCCCATATGAAAAAGATATCCAGAATGGGTTACGTGGAATATGTTAAAGATTTCATGAGATTACAAACTTAGTAATGAATGATGAGTTCAAGAGACTATGGGCACTACTCATATGCCAAATATGGACAAAATATCACCTTGGACGAACCAGACCACAACAGACCTGGTCTCGTCCAACGGAAGAAGAACTCAATCCCGGATATCTATTCGGACACTACCTCATGGTCGAACCAGGTGAATTTAGAACATGGCTCGACTATCAGCGTTGGGGTGAGAATAAGGAACTTACTGACTACCAGTGTTCGTTTTTTGAATACATTAAGGAAATGGTTGATGAGATCTACCCCGATGCCGATCGAACAGACTTGGGAATGGCTCTCATTTATGGAGAGGGGACTCGCGACGACGTAGCGACGATCTTGAACCTGATGCCTTCCTCCTTTCCTTCCGCGCCCTCTGGTTCGCAGCCATCCGTGCACGAAGCGCTCGAATCTGGAGATTGATGAGATCGCGTTCGCGTTTAAGTCGCTCTTCTTCTTGAACCATCTCCCAAAATGCCTTGGCAGTGATAGTATCCATTTGTATTAAACAATAATTTATTTGTTTAGATTAGAAATGGACTTCGAAGAATTCCACGTAAGAGACGTTCAGAAACTCTTGCGTGAAATAATTCTCCCGCGACTTTGCGACCTCGAACAGGAAGTTCAACTTTTGCGCAAAACCACCTGGCCGATATGCCAAGCCATGCGCGAACACTATTGTTTTAAAATTGATGAAAATGCAAACATTTCACGACAGTTGAAGGCGCTCGTGGACCCAGAAGAATATCGTAGAATTGTTCACATTAAGGAAGAATTCAAATATCGGTACTGCGATAAAATTCGCAACTCATTGTAAGGATGCCATCCTTCGGGGACATTGTGTGTGTTTTGGATCTCGCGTGCCGAAAAAGTATAGGCAAATCTATGCCGGAACAGTTATTGTGTAAAATTGTTAGAAAAGCGCGGCAGCGATCAAGACGCTACGTCCCACCCAAAGAAATACCAATTGAAGCTCCACTAAGAAAGAGACACACAAAGGCGATAGTGAAAAAGAAAAATAAGGGACCGATAAGAAAACGGAAGTTGAAGGGTGAAAGGAGACGCAAGGGGAGATTTTAATAGATGATAATAGAAAGGATGAGTGCACTTATTGTTCCAGCGGCACTTATATTTGCTCTAAATGTAATAACAACACAACCATCTGCGCAGACAAATGACCCAACCATGAAAGCACTTAAGTTGGGTAAGATTCAAGCCAAACGCAAACGGAAGTCAAATGTTATTAAATTTACACCAAAAACACCGAAGACGGCAAAGACACTTACTCGCCCTTAGCCACAGCCTCGATTTCCTCGACATCCTTGACGGTCTCGGGCTGAACCACCCTGAGAGGGGTCATCAAAACATCGTCAAAGTTCTCGTTGCGATCCTTGGCATCGGCAAGTTTGGCATCAATAAGTGAACGATACTCCTTGGCATCAAGTCCAGACACCATGGGAGCAAGAAGCCAGAAAAGGACGGCAAAGACGACTGTGTGGACCAGAAGTCCGGCAGGGGTCGGTGACCCATTCATGGCGATCTTGAAGAAACGCCCGAGCAAACTCTCAACCAGTTTGTAGGTGGCGGGGTTGGACACCACATAGAACAGGATGGCAGCAAGCAGTACTCGCGTAATCATTTGTAATTACTTACTATTTATTTTTTAGTGATTCATACAACTGGACATCTCGCGGCGGCGCATCATGAAACCCTCGCGGCCCATGACCTCGGCGGCGATCTCCTTCTCGGCCTTGACGACGTCCTCGGCGACCATCTCACCGGCGTCCATGACCATCTCACCAGCCTTCTCGGCCTCCTCGGCGACCACGACCACAGCCGGGCGCTTGAGCATCATGAGACCATAGGAAAGGAGACCGAAGACCACGGCGTGCAGAAGCAGACCAGCGGCCGAAGGGCACCCGGTGGCGGCGTTGGCCACCTTGAAGAGACCACCGAAGATCATCTGGACCAGTTTGTAGGTGGCGGGGTTCGCCACGATGAGAAACAGGAGGGCGGCCTGGAGAGAAGCCATCACCTTGGGATCACGAAGAAGCATGTCAAACATTATACTTTTACATAAGAAGTTTTTTCAGGGCATCTGAGAACCCCTCCATGTTATCCTCGCGCAAAAGAGACATCAAATTATCCACAATGAGGCGACACTCTGTGGCCAACTTATTTCCCAAAAGAGCCTGCTCGTCCAACTTGTCCTTTAAGTCATTGAACTTCTCAAGAGCATCCTCCTTGCGATCCGGGATCAAGGCATCCGGAAAGATCCTGGCAACCGGGACCGCCAGAAGTTCCTTGCACCGAGGGGTGAAGTCGGGACGAAGACCCTCCTGGGTACGACGCCAAATGAGAATAGCAGCAGCAATAGTAATAACAGCGATCATCCACATAGGAACCTTCATCTTTATCTATTGGAAACAAAATTTTCGTCCGAACAAGCGTCTTAAAGAAATGAAAACAAAGGTAAGTACGAAAAACAAACATGGCTTCCTCTGTTATCAAGTTCTCCGATCTCTCGCTCTCCGACGTGACCTTCTCTGACATTCGTAAGAATGCCAACAACGGCAAGACCATCTACCTTGGTGGTCGTGGTAACTCTAAACTTTATGTCCAGATCCCAAAGATGAAGGTTCCTTTTGGTCTTGGCGTCTTTGAGGACAACAATGGCAAGGTCAGTTACAATCTTCCTATGACTGCCGACGATCCGGCTTTTGTCGACTTTCTCAAGAAGTTCGATGACTTGGTGGTGACCAAGGTCGTCGAGAATGCCGAGACCTATCTGGGCAAGACTATGAACGAGACCGTTGTGCGCGAGGCGCTCTACACTGCACTCTTCAAGCCTCCTTCGGATGAAAAGTATTCTCCTATTTTCAAGACCAAGATTTTGGCTAACCAGGATGGCACCTTCGTTCCCCAAGTTTTCACCACCGACCGTCAACCCTTTGACCTCAACAAACTCGAGAAGGGTCAGTATGTGACTGCGATCGTACACATCGCAAGCATCTGGTTTGTGGGAACCAAGTTTGGTGTCACGGTCCGTCTTCAGCAATTGAGGGTCACGCCTTCACAGAAACTCACCGAGTATGCCTTTGTCGACGAGGATGATGAGGTCGAAGAGGATGATGAGAGTTTCGACGACTCTGAGTAAAATCACAAACTAAAAAATGAAATAAACTAGTAGAATGGAATACAACTGTGGAAAGTTCCTGAATCAATACGTGGATCGCAGTGATATTCAATCTTCCTACAACCAAAAAGGCTCCAAGGCCATGGTTATAGTGGAGACGCGGTGTGGTTACTGGCTTCCTTTGGTCATAAGGAATGCCCTGGATCGACTTCCAGGATGGAATCTTTATGTGGTTGGACCCAAGAAGGTTATTGAATTCGTAAAAGAACACATTGGTGGAACCTTTATTCCAATCGTATTAGATGTTGAACATATGAACATCGCCATGTACAACTACTTGCTCATGGATGCATCGTTCTGGAAAAAGTTTCGTGAAGATCACATCCTGATATTTCAGATGGATTGCCTGCTTCTTAGGGAACCAAGCGAAGACATGCTTGAATGGGATTACATAGGACCTCTATGTGGAAAACTTTCCGAAACGGAGTTCATCATGAATGGTGGTCTGTCACTTCGAAAAAAGGATGCCATGGTCAAGGCATGTGAAACATTCACCGACGAAGAACGAAAACTCCCAGAGGACGTGGCTTTCACAAAGTGCATGAGACGACAGAAGGATTTCAAATTACCAACCATGAATAATTGTTTTAAATTTGGAATAGAGACACTCGGTGAAGTGGAGACGGCCGTGGGAGTCCACGGGACAGACAAATATTATGGATCCCTGAATGGCATGTATGAAAAATTATTTGCTACTGATAAGTAAAGGATGCCTGCCTGCTTTCCTGACATGCAACCCCTGGTGATTGATCACAATCCCTTTGTTTACGTCAAGCCCAAGACGGCTGACAACCAGTTCCCGGCCAGTCACGTGACCCCGGATACCAAGTTTATGTGTAACACTTACACCAACCGCCCCACCCAGTTGCTCGCTCGCGCTCCAGGAGGAACCGCGGTGCGTTCAAGTGACCCGGTGACCAAGGTGTACCTCTATTCCATCCAGCGTCCGTGAAATCGCTCTTAAAGATTTCAGATGTAGTATTACTAAAATGAAGATCCAGAAGCGCAATGGGTCGTTCGTTGCCATGAAATTCGATAAGATCACTCAACGACTTAAGAATCTCATGACGACCGAGATGAAGAAAGCAATCGATGTGGAACTCATTAGTCAAAAGGTCATAGACAGTTTATATGACGGAATCCAGTCGACAGAAATTGATGCCCTCGTTGCCGAGACCGCAGTCGGGATGTCCACCATCCAGACCGAGTACGAAGACTTGGCAGCCAGGGTGGTGGCTAGCAGCATTCGCAAACAGATCCCCATGACCTTTTCAGATGCCATGTGGAAGTTAAGGGAAGCCGAGATCATCAGCGAAGATCTGTGGAACTCTATTGAAACCATCGGAAGGTCCACTGTCAATGAAGCCATCGTTCACGCCAGGGATATGCAAATCAACTTTTTCGGCTTGAAGACTCTGGAAAAGTCCTACCTTCAGCGTCTTGGTGGAAAACTCATGGAGAGCCCTCAGTACCTTTGGATGCGCGTGTCTCTGGGTATTCACGGAGACGACTGGGAGAGGGCCAAGGAGACCTATGAGTTGATGTCCCAGGGTTTCTTCACCCACGCCACACCCACCTTGTTTAATGCTGGAACTCCCAAGCCTCAGATGAGTTCGTGCTTCTTGGTGGCCATGAAGGATGATTCGATTGATGGAATTTACAAGACCGCTCACGAGTGTGCCCAGATCAGCAAGTGGGCAGGTGGAATTGGCATGCATATCCACAATGTCCGTGGTGACGGATCACACATCAAGGGAACCAATGGAACCTCCAGCGGCATCATCCCGATGCTCAGGGTCTTCAATGCCACCGCGCGGTATGTCAATCAGGCCGGACGGAGGAAGGGATCCATCGCGGTCTACCTAGAACCTTGGCACTCGGACATCGAGGCGTTTCTGGATCTGAGACTTAACCAAGGTGACGAGGAAGCGAGGTGTAGGGATCTCTTCACGGCTCTGTGGATTCCTGACCTGTTCATGGAGAGGGTTCAGTCGGGTGGCAAGTGGTCCCTGTTTTCGCCAGATGACGCCAAGGACCTTCCAGAACTCTACGGAAATGCCTTCAAAGAAGCCTATGAACGCTACGAGCAAGAAGGCAAGGCAGTGAAGACCATGGATGCTCATGCACTTTGGCAGAGAATTCTTCGTAGCCAGGTGGAGACCGGAACTCCCTACATGCTTTTTAAGGATCCGTGCAATGAAAAGAGCAACCAGAAGAATTTGGGAACCATCAAATGCTCCAACTTGTGTACCGAAATCGTGGAATATACAGACAAGGATGAAACTGCGGTGTGCAACCTGGCTTCCATCGCACTGCCAAAGTTCGTAAACCCAAAGACCAAGAAGTTCAATTATCAGTCACTGATTGACGTGTCCCGAACGGTCACGCGCAACCTGAACAAGGTCATCGACCGAAACTTCTATCCCACTGAACCCGCGCGAAAGTCCAATATGCGCCACCGACCCATCGGCATCGGTGTCCAAGGTTTAGCTGATACCTACATCCTCATGGATATGGCATTTGACTCCGAAGAGGCTCGCGAGTTGAACCACAAGATATTCGAGGCAATCTACTATGGTTCGGTCATGGAAAGTATGGAGGAAGCCAAGAAATATGGTGCCTACGAGACATTCGAGGGATCACCCGCATCCAAGGGCATTCTTCAGTTTGATATGTGGGAACCTTCAAAGTATCCACTGAATCAGAACTGGGACGAACTTAAGGAAAAGGTTAAGAAACATGGAATGCGCAACAGCCTGCTTCTGGCACCGATGCCCACCGCGTCAACTTCACAAATTCTTGGGAACAATGAGTGCATCGAGCCTTACACCAGCAACATGTATCTCCGAAGAACCTTGGCAGGTGAGTTCGTGGTCATCAATAAACATTTGATTAAGGAGTTGATCTCACTGGGCATCTGGAACAACGACACCAAGAATGCCATCATTCGTGACAATGGTTCCGTGCAAAACCTAACCATCCCCGATGAACTCAAGGCAAAGTACAAGACCGTTTGGGAAATGTCACAGAAGACGCTGATCGACCAGGCTGCCGATCGTGGGCGCTTCGTGTGTCAGTCTCAGTCTTTGAATCTATTCTTGGAAGATCCAAACACGAGTAGAATTTCATCCATGCACATGTACGCGTGGAAACAGGGACTAAAGACGGGTATGTACTATCTGAGAACGCGTCCGAAGGCAAGGGCGGTGCAGTTCACCGTGGACCCGGTCGCCAAGGCGGCTTGTTCACTCGAGAATAAGGATGAGTGTGTTATGTGTTCTGCCTAATTCAGACGATAACGCGAGGCGTAAATCGTTCCGGCTCATACATTTCGGGTTCCGGTCCAGCCAGGGGATCGCCAAGTTCAGGTGGAGATGGTTGTTGCCTCGTTGTCGGCTTCGGCGTCGGCTTCGGCTTTTCTTCGCCAACAATATCCTTGAATTCCTTTGACTTCTTACAGTCAGCCAAAAACTTAGAGCGTCCGTCACCTTTGGGGTCCATCAGTGACGCGATCATTAAATATTCAACTGAACCTTCCTTTCTGCGCTTCCACGCATAAAAGAGGGCCATGGCAAACAGACCTAGTGCAATTCCAACGAAAATCATTTTGTAATTGAGAAATTCAATGATACAGAATTTATCACCGTCATCACAGGTTTTTAGAGCAAGTGTCGCAAAGAAACTGGTGAACAGCGCCGTGAAAAAGATTGCCGGGACCAAAAGCATCCACCGAATGAAAACAATCTTCCCCACGCCGCCCCACGCCATTAACTTGCATGTGCTTTTGGTGGATCGAAGTAGGAACATGGAGAAAAGGTCGTGAAGGGCTATCACCATG